GTTTAAGTATAAATAGTATCAAGATTGAGTTAATTCATATAATGAACCATATAATGAAACCATATAAAATAAATAATGAGGAAAGATCATGGCATTTTTAGTTTCCCCTGGCGTACAGTCAAAAGAAATCGATGCTTCTAATTCAGTACCCGGCGTGTCAACGTCAACCGGCGCAATTGCTGGTGCTTTTAACTGGGGTCCTGTCAACGACATCGTAACAGTAGGTTCTGAAACAGAACTTGTTGCATCATTTGGATCTCCGGATCTATTAACTAATTCAACATTCACGAGCGCATCTATATTTCTTTTATATGCTCAATCTCTTAGAGTAGTGCGTACAGAAGGAGCAGCTCAAAAGAACGCAGATAATGGTTCTAGCACTAACATCTCTATTCAAAATAAAGCAGCACATGATCTTTTGTCATCATTTCCAACTGGTGCAACATTTATTGCAAAATACCCTGGAGCAATAGGTAATGCTATCAAGGTTTCAGTATGTCCTGCCGGCTCGGCATTTGCTACATGGTCATATAAAGCAGGATTCGATTTCGCTCCAGGAACATCAGCGTTTGCAAATGCACGTTCAATCACTGGAGACGAGATGCACATTGCACTTGTTGATTCAAGTGGTGCTATAACAGGTACAGCTGGAAGTGTTATTGAAAGATTTCCACATGTGTCTCAGTTATCTGATGCTAAGGGCGGCACAGGTGAAACTGTATTCTACAAAAATGTAATTAATAACCAATCTCGCTGGGTTTGGTGGGCTGGTCACAATTCAACTGAACTTACACAAGTAGGTAGTGCATCAAGTGCCGTTAGCGGTGCAATGGACACCCACACTGCAGCTATTACTGTAGACTTTACTGGCGGTGTTGATGATAGCGCTCCAACCGCTGGCAATATTACTACTGCATATCAAAAGTTTAGCGATAGTGCATCGGTCGAAATTGATTTCCTTATTGGCGGTGCGGTTACTCAAACCGTAGGTAATATGTTAGTCGCTATTGCTGATGGTCGTAGAGACTGTATTGCATGTATATCTCCAGAAATTAGTGATAGCACATCAGCAACACCTGCTATAGCAGTGCTTGATTGGGCGACAAACACGACGGGTGCTGGAACCCCTATAACTAAATCTACATACGCTGTGCTAGATTCTACAGCTCTTAAAGTGTATGATAAATATAATGACGTATTCATTAATATCGGTGCTTCAGCCGCAGTTGCTGGTTGTATGGCTGCTACTGATGAGGTTGCTGATCCCTGGTTTTCACCAGCTGGTGTAGCGCGTGGACAAATCCGCGGTGTTACAAAGTTGCTTTGGAATCCTTCACAGACAGAAAGAGACAGTCTATACAAGGCTGGAGTTAACCCAATAGTTGCAATGCCTGGACAAGGTACCATGCTATTTGGTGATAAGACTAACGCAGGTGCACCAAGCTCCTTTGATCGTATTAACGTACGTAGACTCTTTATCACTTTACAGAAAGCAATCAATCTTGCTGCTCAAGCACAAATATTTGAATTCAACGATGAATTCACTCGTGCGCAGTTTAAGAATATGATTGAGCCTTTCTTACGTGATGTTAAAGGTCGTCGAGGTGTTACAGACTTTAAGGTAGTATGTGACGGTACTAATAATACTGGTACAATAGTTGATACAAACCAATTTATTGCTGATATTTACGTTAAGCCGTCTCGTTCTATTAACTTTATTACATTGAACTTCACAGTTACCAGAACTGGTGTTGCGTTCAGTGAAATTGCAGGATAAGGAGATATAAAATGGCAGCTCTTAGTGTAGATGATTTTAAAGCTAAATTAAGTGGTGGTGGTGCTCGTCCAAACTTGTTCCGCGCTACTCTTAACTTCCCAGCAGGAATTGATGCAGGAGATTCTTCCAAAGCATCATTTATGTGTAAGGCAGCACAGTTACCCTCATCGGTAATTGCTCCTATCACAATTCCTTTCCGTGGAAGACAACTTCAAATTGCCGGGGATCGTACGTTCGAACCTTGGGGTTTGACCATTATAAATGATACTGACATGGCAGTACGTAATGCATTTGAAAAGTGGATGAACAGTATCAACCATCACACAGATGGTGGTGGTGCTTCTAATCCAAATGAATATATATGTGATATGGCAATTGAGCAATTAGATAAAGCTGGTGAAGTAGTTAAGCGTTACGATTTCCGTGACGTATGGCCTACTAACTTATCAGCCATTGAGTTATCATATGACTCGACTGATACAATTGAAGAATTCACAGTTGAATTGCAGCTTTCTTATTGGGAAGCAGCGGGTATTACTACTTAGTATAAATACTGATATAAGGGGCACACGTTGTGCCCTAATTTTACATAGGTGCTAACATGGCTGAATTATTTGGATTTGAACTATCCAGAAAAACTGACAAGAAGAATAATCTTCCTACTTCGTTTGTCGCTCCCGAAGATGACGCGGGTTCTACAAGTATATCTGGTGGTGGCCATTACGGACAGTATATTGATCTAGATGGTAATGACTCAAAGAATAATAACGATCTTATTTTAAAGTATCGTAATATGGCAGGTATTACTGAATGTGATGCAGCGGTAGAAGATATTATTAATGAAGCTATTATTACAGATGACAACAATTCTCCGTTATCAGTTGACGTAGGTGATATTGAAACCTCTGATGCTGTTAAAGAAACGATTAGAACCGAATTTGATACTATAATCAAACTTACTAAGATTAAGACACGTGGACACGATTTGTTCAGGAAGTGGTATATTGACGGACGCGTTTATCATCATATTATTATAGATCAAAAACGTCCTAACTTAGGCATTCAAGAAATACGATACATTGATCCTACGTTAATTCGTAAGGTTAAAGAGATTGAAAAGGATAAGATCCAAGGTCAGACTGCTGATATTATTAAGAGTATTAAAGAATACTACTTGTATCAATCAACTAATATGGCAAACAAGTCTGAGGCAATTAAAATCCATCCAGACTCTATATCCCATGTTACGTCAGGCTTGATGGACCCAGAAAGAAAGCGTGTGATCTCATACATGCATAAAGCACTTAAACCTGCTAACCAGTTAAAACTAATGGAAGATTCATTAGTCATATACAGAGTTGCGAGAGCACCTGAAAGGCGAATCTTCTATATTGATGTCGGTAACTTACCTAAGACTAAGGCCGAAGCATACCTAAAAGGTATCATGGACAAATACCGTAACAAGATGGTATATGATGCTTCTACAGGTGAAGTAAAAGATTCAAAGAAACATATGTCTGCACTTGAAGACTTTTGGTTACCTCGTCGTGAAGGCGGTCGTGGTACAGAGATTACTTCATTGCCAGGCGGTCAGAGTCTAGGCGAGATTGATGATATTGTATACTTCCAAAAGAAGTTATATAAATCTCTAAACGTACCTGTCTCAAGGTTAGATCAAGAGTCTACGTTCTCTGTAGGTAGATCTACTGAGATTACCCGCGATGAGGTTAAGTTCTCTAAGTTTATTAGTAAGCTAAGAAGCAAGTTCTCAGAAATATTCTTGGGTATGTTACGTACACAGCTTTTATTAAAGAAGGTTATTTCATCTGATGACTGGGAAAATATTAAAGACGATATTAATATCATATTCCAATCTAACGTTCACTTTGCTGAATTAAAAGATGCTGAAATACTACGTGAGAGAGTTGAAACCCTTGGTATTATGGAAGAGCATATTGGAACATATTACTCACGAGAGTGGGTTCGTAAAAACATTCTAATGCAGACTGAAGATGAGATTAAGGATATCGATGCTCAGATTGCCAAAGAAATAGATTCTGGCGATATTGATGATCCAGATGATGATATGGATGATGAAGACTAATAACAAAACGTTATAAGCTTAAAACTGAAAATTATATAAATATACTAAAGGTTATGAACATGACAGACATTGATAAATTGATTGACGCTATTTCTTCTGACAGAAAAGGTGATTCAAAAGAAATTTTTACTGATATTATTGGCGGTAAGCTTACTAATGCTATAGATGCAAAACGTATAGATATAGCTACAAACATGTATGGTACAGATAAGGAAGATATCGAAGATGAAAACATTCAAGACTTTGAAGATGAGTCTGCAGGAACTGAAGAAGAGCTTCAAGACTCCTAAAGGCGAGACGCTTATTACTTCTTTTGATGTAGGCAAAAAGCCAAATACTATTGATGCTCACGTTACTAAGAAAGGTAATGTGTTTACTGCATACCTTGATGGTGATAAGTTAGACACTTATACATCAGAAAAAGCTGCGGTTAAAGCAGCAAAAGAACTTTCTAATTTAATGGGTGATTAATACTATGAAGTTAATTACCGAATATACAGAAAATAATCTAACCTCTATGACTGAAGAAGTTGATGGAGAAAAGAAAGTATATATAGAAGGTATATTTATGCAAGCCGAGAAGAAAAATCGGAATGGCAGAATATACGAAAGACGAATTTTATTACCTGCTGTTGAACGTTATGTCAACGAGCAAGTAATCACAGGTCGTGCTGTTGGTGAGTTAAATCATCCTGAAGGTCCAACGGTTAACCTGGATAAAGTTTCACATAGAATCACAAATCTCCAATGGGAAGGAAATGATTGTATAGGAAAAGCACTTATACTTAATACTCCTATGGGCCAGATCGTAAAAGGTCTTGTCGAAGGTGGTGTTAAATTGGGTGTCTCAAGTCGTGGTATGGGTAGTCTTGTATCAAAAGGTGGACATAATTATGTCGCAGAGGATTATATCCTCAACACTGTCGACATTGTTCAAGATCCATCAGCACATGATGCGTTTGTTAACGGAATCATGGAAGGCGCTGATTGGTGTTGGAACAATGGAGTATTGGTTCAGGAAGTTGAGAAAATCGAGACTGAAGTTAAGCAAGCATCTACATCGGATCTAAGATCCGGCAATGTTCAGATGAAAGCTTTTAAAGACTTCCTCTCTAAACTTTAACAATATAGGAGTATTACTATGTCAAAAGAAGATCTAGTACTAGAAGATCAGATCGAAGACATTACGAGTGCAG